ATCCCTGTTTCTAGTAAAACTGCGAATTATGGAACCGCTGTCACTGATGGCGTGATTTTATGTAATGCTGTGGGTGGTGGTTTTAACATCACACTAAACTCAGCGGCGACCCAAACTGGACAGATCATTGAAGTTAAGAAGATTGATTCAAGCGGGTCAAACTTCGTAACTATCGGCACAACAAGTTCTCAAACTATTGACGGTAGTTTAACGAAAGTTCTAACGGCGCAGTTTCAGTGGATAAGAATGCAATCTGATGGTGCGAATTGGCAGATCATTGGCTCATACACCGCTGGCGAGTATATCCTATCTCAACAAATCACAGCCACAAATGCCACTACCTCGGCGACCGTGGATGATTTTTTAACTGCGACCATTTGGCCAGGTAAATGGCTTATGAACGCTGGCCTTGAGAATATGGCAAACGGCGCGACTGTAACAAACTGTTTGATGGGCTTAGGCCTTACTCTTGGGAACAACTTAACCGGGATTGATTTTGGTTATAATGGTGCTGCGATTGAGCCACCTACATCTCTTGGCGCAAAAGATGGCCGTATTGTTGGTTATGCTTTAACAGTGACCACAAACACAGGGGTTTATTTAAAACGCAGACTTACTTACACGGTAGCAACACCACAGAGCACGGGATTTGTATCAGCTCAACGCATAGCTTTTTAAGGGGATCACATGAAGATAGATAATTTTGCAATTTTCACAGATGGCGTAATGACCGGCACAACAACAATAAACTCTGATCCTATTTATTTAGGACACATTGCAAACTTCGCTGTGCAGTTATCATGGGTGAGGTCTGTAGCGGCACTTGTCGGAACCTATAAGATTCAGGTTTCAAACTCACCGCCAAGAGTTTCAGGCACAAACGCTTCTACTAAAGTGACTCCGCCTGATGACATCGTGTGGTCTGATCTCACTAGCGCTACAGGCGCTGTAGTTGATGCGGCTTCAGGTAATGCTTTATTAAACTACTCAGATGTTGGTTATTTATGGGCACGCCTTCAGTACACAAACACAACAGGGACTGGCGCACTACAGGCTCGCGCTAACTTAAAGGGAATCTAATATGTGGTTTATAGAGGTCTTAAAATTCTGCTGGTCTAATAAGTATAAAGGCATGACTTCTCTAGGTATCGTAATGGCAAACGCAAAATACACTGACTCTAAGGTGGATATTCTTGTCGCTGATGATGCTAAATATCGCCTTGAACATAAAGAAAAAGGCGACATCATTTTATCAGCTCTAAACTCCACTCTAAAGAATGTGGATGCGAACGTAAGAGATATTCGTGGATCTGTAAGGCGCACTGAAGGTCGCGTTGATTACCTTTACCAGGGTGAGCTTGAAGATTCTAAAAAGAAGCGCAGATGACAAAACTTGAGATCATTGAGAAGATGGCTATCATCATCCCTGAGATTATCAACACCGATAATCCAAGGCGCATTAAACGAGGCATTTTACACACGACCGTTAGCACTCTTTTAAATATTCCTAATAGCCCTGAGAACATCAGGCTTATGAAGGCAGTCCTCGCGGCATCAGGAGTAAGATCTATTAAAGCTGTGGGGTATATGTATTACACCTCTCATAAGGCGCGCTACTGCATGGGTCGCGGTAGACCAAAGCTCAATAAACGATAGTTATCTTAAGACCGAAGTCTCTTTCAAAGAAAGCTCGCTTAAGTTTGAAGTACTTATCTTTTGCTGTGAATGGGGATTTTACATCCTCAACTATAAACTCTGTTCCGATAAAATATGAAAAATCAGCGGTGTAACTTGCCTGTCTTTTTAATTTATCTCCAGCGATCCACGCGTCTTTAAAAGTCCACTTAGGGTGGATCTCAAGCTTGTCGATTCTACCGTGTTGTTCTAAAAGTTTTAGTTCATGGTAACGCTTTTTCTCTTTTAAAGAATCAAACTTAAAATCATCGGCTGTGCATTTAGTATTGTTGTATTTAGATCTTTTTTTCTTATAGAACAATTATCCCCCGACAATGGCCCAAAGCTCGCGCGAGTGTTATTCACACCAATTGCTGAAAGTGGCTAAACTACACAATTAGTCACCCGCGCTTACTCAGGATAAAAGCGGGGCCCCTAGAGATACGGCTACCTCGGAGCCCCAAGAAACACTAGCAAAGGAGTGCGAATCAAAAGTAGTGTCTCAGAAGAATGTTGTGGCGAAAGCTATTAGCTCCACACTTTCATGTGGCACAACACTAATCTCAAACACTAGTAAAGTAAAACTTAAGATATAAAGCTATCAAGCAATAAAGCGCCATAGCGACACCAAAAGCTAAGCCCTTAAATCTCGTTTTACTACTAACTCGCATCTACTCTCCCATGAACTTTCTATATTGCTCATCAAAAGTTTTAACCCAACCTTTTGGCTCGACACCAGGCTTAATTAAAAACTCATGATAACTTTTTAAGTGCGGTAACTCAACGGCAGACAATTTCTGCCCTGAATACTTACCGCCAGGGAACTCCCACGAACCTGCCGCTAAATTACGCATAGCCTTTACGGTGCTTAAAACTTTAGCAGGCTCACCATCAAAAGGCATCGGTTCTCGTAACCATTCAGGCTCTTCCACCTCAGAGGCTCGAGGTTGAGCTACAGTGGCCTTAAGCTTGTCGATAGCTACCGACACTTGGCTTTTAGCTGGCGTTGAACCTTGAGACCTTGGCGCCTCTTTAGATGGTGCCTGTTTATTGGGCTGGTTAGGGCGTTTTTTACCAGAAGCTCCATCGTCGTCGGTTTGCGTGAGCCCAATGGCCGCGCAATAATAATATCTGCGCAAGTAGGTCATCGTAGAACCAAAACTCTGTGGATCTTTTTCCTCTTCAGGAGAGATAATAACCTCACCCGATTGCCACTCACCCGACTCTGCGTGCATGACGGTGGTCACAAGCAAATTCTTGCCCTCGCGCACACGGCCTGTTTGCGTAATGGCTAAGCCATACTTTACCGTGATGGGTCGAGAAGCATCGTAACAAGCTTGTAAATCAGCGTACTTGTAACCGTAGCCTTGAGAATCTCTTGAAACACCTTCAAGCTCCGATTGCACGCCTAAGACGGCGGTAGCGAGATGTTTAATTGATTCAGATTGGTAGACCACGGTTAGCACTCCTTGTGAAATTAAGAGTTAAACAATAAATTAAATGCAATCAAGTGGCATGGTGTCAACGCATGGTGAGCTTTGCCACGGTCTCTTTCAGGTTATCAGGCAACGGTACACCACGTGTCACCTCACTCACAAGCTTTTGAGTTTCCATCACCGCCCGCTGGCTTCTAACTCGTGAAGCACGGTCTTGCTTGTCGGACTTATCCTCACCCACTTTTGAGAGATAAGTAAACTGCCTAGAGAAATGGCTGACCAGGTAATCAGCCTCAGAGCCCATGTAACGCTGAATGTTGCGTTCAAGGTAAGTGATTCCCGTTATCAACTCCCGTTTTATAAAATCTATCGGATAAGTTTTGAAGAGGAGTTCTTTGGTTTCCGGCGATATGCGCTTAAAATACTTGTTGCCTAATATTTGGGCTTTATCGCTCTCCTCTTCTTTGTTCTGTTCTGTTCTGTTCTGTTCTGTAGCGGTACGCGTGTGTACGGATTCCGTACGGATTACGTACGTATCCGTTACGTCCCATCTCTTTCCTGAGAGTTTATTGATAGTTAGCTTAACCGTTTCAGTCGGTAAATTAAGCCTTCTTGCGCACAGCTCTACAAAAACCTTGATTCTTGATGTGTTTAATTTAGTGGCAACTCCACAGATCCAAGTGAACACTTTAAACTCATCCCCAGTGACATCGAAAAAATCAGGATGCTCTAAAATGTCATTAGGCATTGCGAACCATTGCGGGTTTTTAATGTCTTTCCGTTTAACAAGTGAGTCGAATTTTTTGAGTTCTATTTCTATGAAGTCCATTTTGCTGCCCCCTGTTGATATTGACGTAGGAGCATTTTGTAAGGAAGGATAGTCCTTGTCGATTGCTCTTATCATTCGACCGTCTGAGGGTGATTAGCGTCACGCCGAAGACCTAACGAACAAGGCGCAGGCACGCGCCAAGTCGTATAGTAAAACCTTAAACGCATCCTCTAATAATTCAAGAAAGAAATTCAAAGTGTTGAACTTATTTACACCCGTATAACTAATGGGCGGTAATGGTGACTAATGGTGCCCTATTTTAGAGCAGGATTGGCCCCTTGATTGCATTATAATTAAGCATGAGAACATTATTTATAGCATTCCGTTTTAAGAAGTACCCCGATCAAATCTTTATCCAAGAGTTTCTAAACCGCGTTGAACTTCAGAAGTTTATTAATGGCGAAACATTAGAGCCGATTGAAGTTATAGCTATATGGAGTGAGTTGTGAGAAACATCCAATTTGCCTTTATCTTTGTAGCCCTCGTGGCTTGTGGCTCTAAGGGCTCAAGCTCCGCTCCTATTGAACAAACTCAATCACCAAGTGTGTCCATAGACCTTCCGTCTGATGTGGCAAGTGAGCGATGTGGTGATGTTGAGGAGTGCGCTCTGATTTGTGAGGGTTTACCGGATAACTCCACTCACACTCAGGTGAGTTGTTATAAGTTAACGAACTCTCAGTGCGCGAGACAGAATGCTATTGCTCAGGCGTTTTTAGCGCAACAAGTGGCTAATGCGAAGTTTCAGTGTTTAGAGTCTAAAGCCTCTGACATTATTAACTGATAACCATTATCATCTACTCACCACTTAATCTCCGCGTTAAATTATTTATTTGACCACTTAACTATTTAAATAATACACAACTTCAATAAATTATTAATTGGAGTTATGTAAATGGTTAACAAGCGTCTATGTGAATACCTCAAAGAGTGCCGCCTTAAGTCTGGCGTCAAACAATCAGAAATAGCTCAAAATCTAGGCATCGTGTCTGTGGCCATCTGTATGATGGAAAAAGGCGCTATCGCCGCAACACCCGAGAAAATCGCACAGTACATCAGGCACTGTAAGGCCGATCTATCTAGGGTCAGGATCGTAGAGAGTAATCATTTTAATGATCAAATTAAAAGTGAACTAAGTAAAATCAAAAAACAAAAAAGGAGCGCTTAATGAGTGAGTTTAAGAAGCTTGAGGAACTGCCACCAAAGATGCGTAGTAACTTTGAAACCATAACGGCCTATCAGGAGCAGCATCCTGGCGCCAATATTCAAGCCGCTTTAAAAGAAACGGGCGTAACACCGTCTCAGTATTGGTTAGCTAGAAAGCTGATGGGCCTTCTCTCGACTAAACATAAAAATATTATGAAAGATAACTTCCCTGGGCGCAAGGCCATACAAAGAATGGGCAAGGCCCCCACTCAGGCGCAGCAAGAGATTTACGATAGGATGGTTCATTTAATGAAGGACGATAAGTCTTTGTCAATCAATGCCGCCGCTACCATTATTGCACCATCTCGAGGGGTAACTAGAAGTGGGATTGTTCAACAGTACCATGAGGCGCGCAGGCGCCTTGGTTTTTCAAAAGAAGCTACGATTAATGATAAAACAATGAAGCCAAAGCGCGAATCCATCTCTATAGGCACTGCCGCTAAACTAATGAGCCGCCCATCTGTTCAGAAGATCGCTTATGATGAGGTGCCGCTACCGCCGCCCATCGTAGAAAAACCACAAGCTAAAATGAAATTCATCTACGCGACCGGAAACGTAGAGGACCTTAAACAACTAATAGAAATGATGGGAGAGTAAATTGGGAGCACAAGTACAACAAAGAGAAGTTAATCCATTTGCCAATGTTTTAAAACAGGCCGCAAGTAACCCTCAGAAGATTTTATGGTTCTTCCCAGAGACAAATCTAGGGAATGGTCATAACGGCTTAACTGAGATCGCAAAAGAAGAGGCTGATCTTGATCCTAAAGATCTACAAGAGGGCCAGTTCCTCGTGTTCTTAAACCGTGCCTGCACGCAAGTAAAGATGTACGCACCAGGAAATGTGATAGCGCACTTTAAGATGCCTAGTGGTGCGGGTAGAATTAACCCACAAGCGATTAAGTTCTTACCCCGTGTGTTTAACGGTAAAGAACTTAACTACACACAAGCTCTAGATCTGGCGATCAGAGAAGCTTTTAACAAAAACTAAATTAGCTTTAGAACAATAGGGTTTTAAAGTTTGTAACCAAAGGAGTAATAAATGGCTAGCAGCGTATTCGCGCAAGTTCTCGGTGGAGATCGCAAAGAATTATCTGATGTGTCAACAGTAGGTGATGTTCGTCGCAAGATGGATGTTCCTCAAACTTACCAAGCAATGCTTAACAACAAAGCGGTAAGTGATTCAGAAAGCGTAGAGGCTTACAACTACGTTTCTTTTACTGAAAAAGTAAAAGGTGGATCTAAAAGTAAGTAGTAACGTAGGGGCTCTAAATCATTAGGGCCTCTCTTTTTAACGAGATAAATAAAATGACCGAACAAGAGTTAGATATAGTTTTAAAAGTAAATAGGTGTGTCTTTGGCGTTCCCCTTCAGTGGTGGGCGCAGATCGCTGGCGTTTATACGGCCCCTCTTGATGTAGTAAATAAAACATACCGACTTTTTATGCCATCTAGGATTACGCTCGATGAGATCTATCTTAATGATGTCGAGGCGTGGGTGCTCAATAAGGTTCGCGCAAATAGTGTCATACGCACCCTAACACCTCAACAACTAGACTCACTGTCCTCGGCACTATCAGTGGTGAACCACACCAGAGAGTACACCTTAAGTCTTGCGGTTATTGCTATGGAACACTGGTCAGGTAATGGATCATACATCCCTCAGGTTGTTGGTGACGCCACCCCGTTAAACCTGCCCTTAAGTGGCCCAACCGATCACTATGGCTTTCCTCTAGAGCTATGGGCTCAAACCAATGAGGTTGTTTTAAGCACAGGAGAAAGCGTTCTCTGGACTGGCGGCAACACCACCTATAGGTCACTTTCTGCTAATGAACTTATAGAATACTTAAGAGCTAGGGCTATATTCTTGTACCAACAAAATATGGCGTTAATTAATACCCGTGGTGAGATATGGGCAGAGCTACGCCCGCCCAATATGTCTGTGTCTGGTGGTTTTGCGCAAACGCATATTACAAGAATAACGAGCGTTTTTTATTTCTCAAGCCAAGCGGCTCCGCGCTTTATATCAGGCTATAGAAGTTGGTTTGCCTCTCCTCGGCCCTCTGTGAGCGCTAATGATAGCATCTTCAATGTTGGAGCTGGCTTACGTGACTGGGCCGCTGTCGCTACCCCACCGTCAGCTCGAGAAGAGCCCGCGCGTCCAGTAAAGATTGCCGGTATATTTACGATACCTAGATTTAAGGATGAGCACCCTGAAGAGTATAAAAACTATCTCAAGATGGGTCTTCCATTTCTCACTTCTTTTATAAGAGAAGATTGCGAAGATAACAGCTATAACCGCGCACAGCTTCAAACGCTCTCGACAGTTAATGACCGAGCGATTGAGACGCGAACTGATATTTCCACATGGGATGTTTTAAAGATCTTTAATGAGGGTGATAGTATAATTATGAGCGACACTAATCAGGTAAACAGAAGGTTCTTTGAGCCTCGCGTAGATTCAGAGTTCTTAGGCGGTGAGCCACAGGCGGTAGAGGTAATTAAACCCCTCGATATTAGCGCCATCTTCTCAAGCGGGGTGAAGCGGTTAATTAAGGAAAAAGAAGCCTATCTCGCGCGAGCACAGAGAAAGATCCAGGCGACCTTGTCGCAGTTTGAAACTCAGCGCTTAAACTACATGAGAGAAAAAGAGATCTATAACAACCTCACCTCTGAGTCAGAGACGGTGGCGACAGGGAAGATCGAGAAAGAGCTTAAAACCATCAACTTAACCGGCGTGTTTGAGGTGGTAAAATATGATAAAGAGAAAAACCAATTTACATTTAGGAACAGAAAACCCTTCCATATGAAGGTCGCGCCCTCATACCTTGCGAGGATGAGTGATCTCTATCGTGGTGTGCAGAGTGTGTACTTAGGCTTCTTTGATATTCATGTTGATTACTCCACGTTTAAAACCCACGTCTATCCTTATGGCGATGAATACGGTAAGTCGTTTTATTACGGCAATTGCCCAACTCCCTTTGTGGGACCAGCAAAGAATCTCTGTTACGGTTCTGAGGCTGCAAAGCTTGATCGCATTTCTAGAGAGAAAGATCTCGTTGCCCTTATGCGCTTAATTGATCTCATCATGACCCAATACAGTGAGGGCGTGACACCCTACAGATCTATTGAGAAGTTCATTCGTGATCAGCGGCGCACAGAGAACTTAAATAAACACGACATCATCCCTACGTTTAGGAAATCTGGCCTTGCGGGCTTTACCCCCGAGCAGAGAGATGTGATTATCAACAATCACCGTGAGGTTCAAGATTACTGGTACGCTCGCAATCCAGATGGTTACGGTGAGGGAAGCATCGGCCAAAACCTTGTGATGTATGATTTTTGGAAAAATAAGTTTTCAGATCCAAACAGACCACCACGCTGCATCTTCAAAGACGACCACACCATTAACCACTGTGACTGTCTTCTCTCAACAGAGACAGAAGCTAACCGTAGAGTTATCGGTGGTGTTGGCGCATCTGCTGATGCAGAAGAGGATGGCGATGTCTTGGCGGTGAGAAGCGCTGGTTCGGCTCTAAGTGAATCGTGGCGTAGTGAAGTGCTCGCGGGATTATCCGCTGGTCTCGCTTCTTATAACACCGATCCGAGATCATTCGGTGTTGTCCTTGGTGAACATTACGACACTGATACTGGGCCCACGCCAGGGCCTCTAGCGCCTGAGGACGAAGAGGATGACGGTGATGAGGATGTTCAAGAATTACATGGCCACGCAGATATACCGTATTAAGGAGTGCTAAATGTTTTCAGATTTTAAGATAGTTTTACCGCGAGAGATTGATCAGAAGATCATGTACATGGTTCATAAGGCTGATAAAGAAATATCAGGCCTAGGTGATGCCGAGATTGATCTTGAGAATAAGCTCATCATCATTAAGAGCGCCTTTCTCTTAAAGCAAGAGTGTGGTCCGACCGAGACCGAGATAGATGAACAAGCGGTAGGTGCGGCGATGTTTCAGGCCCATGAGGACTTTGTGGCCTCGCAAGGTGCGGTAAATCGCAGCATCAAGTTCTGGTGGCACTCTCATGTGAACATGGGTGTGTTCTGGTCAGGTACGGATAAAGAATCCATTGCGAAGCTCTCAAAGAATAGCTGGTTTAGCCACATCGTCTTTAATAAAAAAGGTGAACGGCTAGCTGCGATTGGATACCCCGTCACCATGGAGTCTTGTGGTTTAACTAAGACCATCGTCCAGTATAACGACAAAATCGACATCATCCACGAGCCTAAAGCTCCATCAAATAACGAAGCGTGGGACTTAGAGTTTAAAGAGAACTATAAAGAGAAGAGTCACGTAACCACACAGGGCAATTGGCGCTCGATCACCGATGTCGATGAGTCAAAACTTGATCCTAAAGACATACTTCATAAAGATGAATGGCACATTATCTACCTTGATAACAAAGAGCTTGTTTGGGGAAGAGGAGCTAAGGGCGTAAGGAGCTACCATAGAATGCGCTCTGATGTTTGTGTGCTTTACCCGTTCTTACTTAAAGAGATGTCTAACGAGGGCTTGCGCCGCCTTTGGGTTGGCATTAATGAGTTTGGTGGGAGCGCCCCATCAGATAAGAAGAACCTTGATCTTATAGGAGCTGAGGTTGCCGCAAGAACTCTACGTGCTTTGCGATCAGGAGAGGAGAGTCCTTTCCCTGATGATGATCTTGAGGGTGAGACCTACGATTTAGAAGATAAAGATTTTTACACACAACAAGAGCTTGATGATTTCTATAAAGAAGGCGGCTACGGAAGAGGATATTCAACATGAAACCAGAACAATTAGTAAGACAGTATGACATTTTACCACCATCCAAAACTGAGAAGATTATCGCCGTCATAGGTGCTGGCGCTATTGGGTCGCAAGTCGTTATGTGCTTAGCTAAAATGGGCTTTGATAACATCAGGGTGTTTGATGATGATGTGGTCTCAGAAGAGAATATCTCTAACCAATGGTTTGGCGAGATAGATATTGGTTTTAAAAAAGTAGATGCTCTTGCTGAACACGCCTGTAGAATGGCGATGACCATGCCTGCCAGTTATCCGGTGAGAGTTACCGAAGACGCCGGTGATCTTGCGGCTGTGGAGCTTATAATTTCAGCAGTAGACTCGATGGAAGCTCGTAAGGTGATTTATGAACGCGCCCAAACCACATCCACCGTGACCCACCTTATTGACCCTAGGATGAGCGCAGAGTCAGGGGCTATCTATGTGGTGGATATGATGGATAAGTCCTCACGTGAGGCCTATGAGAGCTTTCTGCACACTGACGGTGAGGCAATACAAGAGCCATGTACAGCTAAAGCCACCATGTACTGTTCGATGGTCCTCGCTGGCCTTACTTGCGGCATCGTAAAAGATGTTGTGACCGGCAATAAGCTTGTAAAGAGTTTGATGATTTCAATGAAGAATTTAGATGTTATGGTTTTTAGATAAAAACTTCACAACGGAAACACAGTTTTCGTGGAGTTTCGTAGTTTTAGCACTAGCCTGCTAAGTGAGTGTGGTTATGAGCCCTTACCGGCTATGATTAACCCTGGCCCCGCAAGGGGGAGAACCGGCGCAAGCTTAGTATAGCAAAAAGGTGTAAGTATTCTAGGGTTTACTGCCGGATGGTCCTAGGTTCAACTGGCGTGGGTCGTGTGGCGGGGCCCTGACTATGTTTTTATAAGGAGATTTTATGAAGCAATTATGGGTAACGATCAAATTAGACAATATTGATGATAGCGTTTACGAAGAAAGGTTCGTTTGTGGGGTAGACCCTGTGGGTTTATCAGATGACCAAGATTATATGGATTTAAAAAGGCAGCCAGTAACTCACATGGTGGAGCACTCTGCTTTAGAGGCTGCTAATAATCGCATAAAGCAGCTTGAGACCGATAACGCCCTCCTTACCGAAACACTTAAGCGCTCGGCCCACGACACCGTGGAGTACGATGATGCCATAAAAACCATAGCCCACTTTCGTTTAAAAATAGCCAAACTTGAGAATGCCAAGGAAGAGGCTATAGGACTTATTACAACTATAAAAACAGAAATACAGGGCTTCTTTGACAAAAGGGGTTTTGACCAATGATGAAGCTAGAAAACTGGATACTCATTAACGATAAAGGCGAGCACATTCTTATTGGTGATGTTTATAATGATGTAAGAAAGAAATTCACGGATGGTGAGAACATAAGAACATCTGCCATTAAAATGATAAGCTTCGATAATAAGACCGCCATCACACAAAACAGTGTTTATGACCTAGGCGAGCAGTCTAAGGGCACAAGAATGTGGCCATCAAAGAAAGATCAAGATGCTCAGCCGCCAGTGACTAGGTTTAACTACGATACGGTGGACAGATAATGCGCGACAGGCTCATAGGAGCTATTGAGATCTTACGTGAAGAGGGTTTAACCGCTCGAGAGATCGCCGTGAGATTAAACGATGGTGGCTTCACCACTCAGTCCGGCAAGAGATGGAACTGTTCACTCGTGAGTGCTTTTGTATCTAATAACGATTTTAGAAAGAGAGATTTATTATGGAAACGCAAGAGATCTGGCTTACGGTATTCATAGTTCTATATGTGCTTGGGTGGATTATATCGCCCATCGTTTATGGCTATAAAGATAAGGGGCGGGGTTACTTAGCGGGGCAAAATTATATTCTAATACCTCTTATATGGCCACTTCTTATACCCATGGGCATTATAGCGCTCCCATTTATTGCCCTTTTTATTCTTGGCGCTTACCTTATAGATTCTTTAAATAAACTTGGCGCTCTAATCTACGAGAGACATAAAAGCCTCGTGTTGATGAGAGGCCTCGATCTGACTTACAAGATGCAATAACGGCGAGCGACAGAGCCCGATACGCTGCCGCAATGGCCACTCAACAAGCTCAACAAAGAGCCATGCAAGAGTGGAGAGATCGCCCTTTTGAACAAAACGCCGCTAGAGGCAGGTATCACTTATGAAGAGTAGATTCTTTACTCGTGAATCAGCTAATGGTGATCATCCCGATAAATCTCCTACGGGTGAGCTTACTCAGGTGATGGGTAAGGATGATGGGTTTATAACTAAGCCTGAGGATGATTTTGCTATAACAAAGTTAACGCCTATCTATAAAAGTAGATCAAAAAGATCAGCCGTTATTGACGGTAAAGAGATGATTCGCTGCTGCCGATGTAAAGAGTATAAAGAGCCAGAGGAGTTCTTTATGGTTAAGCAGGTTCAGTGGAATCAGATGAGGAAACAGCGCTACAATAGTTACTGTAAAATATGCAACAGAACTTACGTGAAGGCAGCAACGAAGAGGAAATCATGACAGAACCAGAGATTTGGATAATGTGCTTCGTGTGTTTTGGAGTTATTGCGTGGGCGAGTTCGAGATGAGTGAAACTATGACCCAAAAACCAATTGCTGAGATTATTTCTGAAGTTTCAAAGGACTACTGGTTAAATATTGAAGGCGATGCCAATACAAACGAGGGAACGTACTACACTGCCGATCAAATTAAAGAAGCCCACAAAGCAGGGGCAAACAAGATGCTCGAAGTCTTGGCGGGGCGTGCTGAATTGCCGTTCGATATGCCAGTCACGAAATGTATTTACACAAGCGAGCAAATAAAAGAACTTTCTGCCCTCACTGAATACGTTGATGAACTCCACACAGAAGCAGAGACCACAATCCAAGCGCAGAGAGAGCTTCTTGCTGAATGTTTGTCGGCTTTAAAAGAACTAGAGTAAGAAGATATTATTGAATTACCCAAACTAAAAAAGAAACTAACAAAGGTGCTGGCGTGAAAACTTCTGAACCTATTACATATTACGTACAAATTGGTTGTTCTATTTCAGCTCCATATCTTTATGAGAAAAGCTGGGCGCCTTCTGATTTACTTAAAAAGAATTACCATGAACTTGTGGAGATTACGGAACTCACCGCCTACAAAGATATTGCGCGCAAGCTGGCTGAGGACCTTCGCTGGTTTTACAAATACATAGGGCGCGGACCAGAAGCGCATCACGCACTCAAAGAATACGAACAACTATCGCAAGATAATTCAGGAGAGAAGGAATGAACTTCTATCACTTACTACTTATAATTTTAACAACCTATTTTGTTTTCTTCATTTATAGACTATGGAGAATTAAGAAATGACCGAAACTCTTAAAGATATTCTAAAGCGAGCGGAGTACACCGAACAAGTTATACGGTTTACTGATCTGACCGCATACAATATCGGCGGTAGTGATGAAAACAAAAGACTCACGCCTATCATAACCGCGCTTGTTGAGGTGATTGAATCTCAACGACAAGCGCTTACGGTGATTTTAGGTGGGCATGAGTATAACATTCTAAAAGAGCCATATAAACTTGTTGCGGACGAAGCCCTCGCCCAATCCGATGATATTCTGAAAGGAGTTTTAGATGGGAAAACTTAAATGCAAACATGAAGATGCCTACACTAGAAGTTGGCGTAACCTTGAAACTGACGAGTGGAACTGGGTTACTTACTGTCGTGATTGCCAGCGTGGGCACACTCATAAAGATAAAAAGAAATGGAACAAATCAAAATGAAAAACCTTGATGCGCTAAGAGATGAGTTTATCCTTAAAGAAAATAATTTTGGCGGAGGATATGCAGGTCCGAATATAGACCACTTGCAAAAGAGAGCTTGGAACGCAGCCCTCGAGGCCGCAGGGAATATGGCGGGTGAGTTTACGTTAGGCGATGTCGTTGGCAAAGCTGTAAATGATTACCCTTACGCTATTATTGCCTTTAGAGAGGGCGCTAAATATCAGTATGAAAAACAAAAAGCCCGCGAAGGAATTCTGATCGGATTGTTGGAGGAGTGTCTTACTGATTTAAAATTATGGAATGAAATTGAAAACTTAAAAAGTGGTGTCACTGAAAATCTGATTAATAAATTATCAGCACTTCAAAGGAAAAGCGAATGAGCGAAGATAGATACAAAGAATTACCCCAGGTTAAGAATTTATCTGAGTTTTCATTAAAGCAATTTAACATTTTAATTGATGAGCTTAATATCTTAAAAGATGCTCACGACAAACAAATGGCTGTGGTTCATAGGATTCAAAAGGATATGAATAGAGTAAACAAAGAGCTACAGTCTTTTTGGTCTCACATGAAGGAAACAAAATGAGTGAGGGATACAAAATATTTATTTGGTTAATGCTTGGTTATTGTATTGGGCTGACCTCTACTTGTGTTATCGAGACACGTTCTTTTAAATTATCATATGCAGAGGAAACAAAATGACCCTAGACGAAAAACCGAAGTGTGATGACTGTGACTGCGAATCTCTTAACTTAGTGAAAGTCAAAAGCGGTGACTATTGCGAAAAGTGTATTCATAAAACTCACATAATACCAGAAACCCAACCTCTAGCGGCTGAGGCTGTGGCGCGGAAGTGGAAAGACGTAAAAGAATATTACCTTGCTGGGGGTAAAAACTATTTTTGCATTAAGCACAACACAGAGCATGGCACTGTGATTTGCCCGCGTTGTAAACCAGAGATTATTCAGTACGAACTCACAAGCGCCCTAGTCACTAGAGAGGCTTACCTCGCCAAGTGTGCTGAGGTTGAGAAATTAAAGGAAGCTTGTCAATTATCAGGTAAAGCCCTTATGAAATTAGCTAAAGACTCACATGGTATTCTTAAAGAACAAAAAGAAGAAATCACCAAGCTTAAGCAGGAGAATGCTAAGTTAAAAACGACTGAAGGACTCCTCAACGAGCCAATTGGGAATGAAGAAATCAGAGAAATGATACGCAGACTTAATTCGTGGGGTTATCATATTGGCCACAGAGAAATTAAAGAAGAAATAGAATCTCTGAAAGCTGAGTGTTTAGCGTTAAGGGCGGCGCTTGAAAAAGTTTGCTGGGAAACGGGTACATCAACTGAAGCTCATCATACAGCACTAAGTGCTTTGCAAAAATACATAGCGAGGGACAAATGAAAGTATCCGCCCCAAATAAGCTTCAATGGCTAACACACAACAAGCAATTCACTCCCGAACAATGGGTTGAAATCGGCGACTTCATAGTAGAGCACGAAGATTTAAAATTAGAACTGTCTGTCTTGAAACTCACAAGAGAAATGGAAAAGATGGCTAACACAAAAGAACTTTATTCTGGCTCCGAAATAATGAAACAAAACGAGAAACTCCAAGCCCAGCTCGCAGAGGCGAGGGAATGTATTGAGTTTTATGCTAAGCACGCCTATGAAGATCAGATCACCGGAACAAACATTGGGTTTCACTTTAATTTTGTAAAACAAGATGACATTGAAGAGTTTAGAACTGATCCAACACCGTCTCATCCAAATGGTGTTTTTCATCACAAAAAAGCTGGCAAGAGAGCTAGGGCTTACCTTGAGAAATACAAATGAATATTACAATACCTAAAGGCTGCTCTTGCGCTCCAAGTGTAGAGTGTGGGAGCTATGATAACCAAGTTGAACTTCAAACTCCTGAATTTATGCGCGGAAAAACCATTGGCTGCTTTGAAATTAGAGACATCACCTGTGTAGACGCGTGTCTCGTTGAAGTAGTTCAAGCACTTTGGGGTTTAAAAGTTTTCACTACGGGCTGTTGCTGCGGGCACAATAAACAAGATGGCTACGTTGGAATACTAGAAGGTATAGGTCGAGGCGGAAATGAATAAGCTATTAGGTGATTTAGCTGTGCTTGGTATTTGCCTGATGTTAATAATCTTTAAGTGTGTAGCTGGACTATATTAACACACAGCACCTTGAGTAAATAATACATAACCCTCATCCTTTAAAAAGTTAATCAACTTACAATTTAGGGGGCACAGATGGCATTACTTGATGGCAAAGAACTTGAGGGTCAAATTGGTAACGTAGGCACTTACGAGGTGGACGTTAGTATTGATGGGTCAGTAATCATGAAAGCCACTGTTGCCTATGTGACTGAGTATGGTGAGGCGTCATCTACAAACGCTATTAAAACCGACATCTTCAAAATCGCTGAAGCTCTAGCAAAGAAGACCGAGACCACTTGGGATGATGCTGCGGTTGAGGCTCTTAAAAAAGTACTAGGCATTAAGGCCGCGTAAATGAACGCGCTCCTATCATGGATCTTAAAGGTCGTCCTATCTTGGGCGGCCTCTTGGGCAGAGAAAAAGATAAAAACCACCACAAAAGACATTAAGGCCGATAAAGAGGCTGGGGTTATAAATGAGACAAATGTTAAAAAACATGATTCAGCCACTTCACGCCTTGAACAAATTAAAGCCGCTGAAGATCTGCTTAATCGCTCTAACACTCCTTAGTGTTTCTTGCGGTAAAGCACCCGCCTTCCCTGTGAAAACCATTTGGGAGGTCTCTCTAAAGTTTAACGCCTGTGGTGAATATGCCTTAGTGGACATAGAGAACATGAAATATAAGCACGTTAAGGACTGGCCTTTAGAGAAGTGTGAGGGTGTGTTTGGCTTTCAAAAGGCCGATATTCCTAAGGTCACTCGATGGGGTATGCAGACCAGAGACTACGTAAAAGATCATTGCGAATAACAACAAAAGGAACATTTAAATGAAACTACAAGACCTGATCCGAGATCTAAAGCTTGAGCTTATTAAAAACGGCGAGAAGCTAGATGCCACTAACCCAAACTACCTTGAGGCCACAGAAGCTGCTGCCTCTAAATACGACATCAAGGTTGTTGTTCTGCCAAAGCTCATTACAAAGTCTCCGACCTTCGGGCCTGGTACGGCTGAGTGGTTAAAGAATGCGCAAGCGGAGCTAGGTAAGAAGGAGTCAGATCCTGAGTTTCAAAAGAAGATGAATCCAATGTGGGCTAAAGCCGGTCTTCCAAGCTTTAAGGGCTTAGTCGGTTCACCAAGAGCCTGGTGCTCGCTCTTTGTAGTAGCTGCACTCACATGGGGTGGTTATAAAACAAGCAAGCTTAATGCTGCCGCTATCAGTGGAGATAACTTTGGCCAAAAGATCGAGTGGAAAACTCAAGGCATACCTAAGGGCGCCATTGTTCGTATTAATCACTCTAGTAAATGCACATCTGCTAGCGGGAATCATATTGGTTTCTCTGGCGGTGATTGCACACCTACTGATGTAGCTTCTGGCTCGTTCAATATGCTTGGCGGTAATCAATCTGACAAAGTATCAATCGCAGCCTTCCCAGTAAACGACATCTGTTCTGTATCGTGGCCCGTAGAGACTGTGGAGGGCGTTAAGATCGCTTTACCAGGTAAGGTGCTAGTGTCTAATGGGTGCAAGGGTAAAGCTGAACCAACAGGGAGCACACGCTAATGTGGACACATAAAACAAAGTACAAAGGCATGATATATATCGGTGGCTACGAGGGTGGCAGATGTAAGGGTAGAAAGTTTAAACTTAAGAACTCAAAAACTCTTAAAGAGCTTAAGAATGAGTACACCTCAATCTTCCACGCTAAGCGAGATGGCTGGGTCTTATGCAAATAAGGTTACTTCGAGAATCAGGCCTACCACCAGATCCACAATCATTAGCTGCCTTTAATATAGGCATTAAAGAATCATATGATCTTATTGTAAAAGAGATGGGAGAGTTTCATACTCTTGATGACGATAACCAAAAGGTCTTTCAAGCAAAGCTCTTTGATGCCGAACAAGAACTCTACGCTAAGTATCCAAGAGAAGAGATGATCACCTTTACAAGCCATGAGAAGTTTAAAGAGGATATGTTTAAATATAGAGCACTTTGCTTTGTGTTTAGAGTAGAGGACGACAAAGAGACTGATGAGATTGAGTGCTACATCATGGATCAAGCGCGCTCTTACCAGCAAGAGAGCATGAGTCCATTTCAACAAGGTTAGTAAGCTTTACCCTAGGGGATGTTTAAGTAAGTTCGCATGATGCTGACTTCATACTTGAGCGCAAACCTCTAGGGTAATTTTAAATACAGGGATGTATGAGTGATAAGTTTTACCAGACTAAAGACTTTATTGAGCTTCAGAAGAGGTGGTACGAAGACCTCGACGACAAAGGGTTTAGAGACATCGAGTTTGTCTACCCTGATGGTAACGCTTCACACTTCACGAGACCTGCCGTGGGCTCCTCGAGCTGGCCAGTTGATTACGCAAAAGCGCTTCCAACACTGGCTTACTTCCAATTCGCATCAAAGTTCCTCTGGGATTACCCATTTAAGAAACCAAAACACAAACACATCTGGCGACTACACTCGCAAGGAATGTCCATCAGGCAAATTGCAAAGCGTGTGGCTAAGAGCGAGAAGAGCCTTAACGGAGTTCACCTCGTGATCAACCGACTAAAGATAGATTTCTTTGTGTACATCAGAGACCAAGTAGAGTGGGAAGATGAGCAAATCTAAGAAACACTCAGTGATAGAGGAGATATTCCAGGTAGAAGTGGAGGTGCCTAATGCACGGGCACTATTAGATACCTCGATTGCTATCATCTCAGATGAGCTAAAGAAGATTAAGAAGATGTCAGAGATAGGTCTAGCGATCCCGCTTGATCCTGAGTACATGAATGCGCTTTTAAACATCACAAAGACTCTTGTGACCGTGGATAAGAACGAGAACGACAATCCTATTGAAGAGGACGACAAGCTCACTGATGAGCAATTAAAAGAAGCAGCTAGGAAGGCTTTAGGTTTACCATGAGATTATTACTTGGTGATTGCTTAGAACAGATGAAGACTTTAGACAGTCAGTCAGTAGACTGTTGCGTGACGTCACCGCCCTACTATGGGCTTCGCGACTACGGTGTTTCCGGCCAACTTGGGCTAGAGGAAACACCGGAAGAGTTTGTTAATAATTTAGTAAAGGTATTCCAAGAGGTCAGGCGTGTACTTAAAGACGATGGGACGCTTTGGTTAAACCTTGGAGACAGCTATGTTGGTGGCGGGCGCGGCGGCAATAGTGACGCGATAACGGGCGAGGGTAAGAATAAAAGCCAAGTTTCAAAACTTCGCAAATCCTTTCGCCGTGATAAAGCGGAATGCGCACCAAACAACAAACAAAAAATCATTGATCTTAAAACAAAAGACTTAATGGGTATTCCGTGGCGAGTAGCTTTCGCGCTGCAAACAGATGGATGGTATTTACGCCAAGACATTATTTGGAATAAACCAAACGCCATGCCAGAGTCAGTCACCGATAGGTGTACAAAAGCGCACGAGTATATTTTTTTATTATCTAAATCTAAAAAATACTACTTTGATAGCAAATCAATCAAGGAGCCCGCCGTGTATTCTGGTAAATTTACAGAACCTACTCGCGGCATGGGTTACGGTGTTGCGCGTGGTGCAAACGGGCGTTCGCCAGATCGCGATGGCGGCTTTAAGCCGAATGATGGACTACGGAATAAGAGGTCTGTGTGGACGGTAAATACAAAGCCATTCAGGTGTGCGCACTTTGCCACGTTTCCGCAAGAGCTAGTGGAGCCATGTATTTTGGCGGGAAGCCCAGTTGGGGGAATCATTCTAGATCCTTTTTTTGGAGCAGGGACCACTGGCGTAGTAGCTAAAAAACTTGGTCGCGATTGGGTTGGGTGTGAACTGAACGAAGAGTACCTCGAGATCGCTAAGCGTAGAATAGAGGCTGTGTGATAGACATCGAGCTAAGACTAAACACACCCGCTGATGAGTCTTTCATCTACGACTCGTGGCTTAAGAGTTACCAAGAGCAGAACCGTGACTTTAAGCGCATGGGTATAAGAACTTACTATGCTGGCTACAAGAAGATCCTGATGGGTATCCTTGATTCAGCACTCGTGGTGATCGCTTGTAACCCTGATGATAAGGACCAGATCTATGGCTTTATCGTAGCTGAAGCTGATGCCGATATAGTTCATTACCTTTACGTGAAGTACACGTTTAGGAAGCTTGGTATCGCAAGACGGTTGTTGCTGAACGTGCATCCAGAGCTAAGAGAGAAGCCGCTCATCCACACGTTTGCTAATCCCATTTCAGATAAGAAACAGTCAGAGTATTTACTAACCTATAACCCATTTTTAAGGTGATCATATGAAGATTAAAACTATCAAGCTCGCAAACGGCGTCACTATCCCTGGGCTTGTATCAACCTCAGTGAGTGTTATCGCTAATAACGGTTCAAACCTTAAGCGTCACATCGACATGGAGCTAGTGAATGGCATCTTAATTAAGATCTCACTCCCTGGTGAACCGGCGTGCTTCACATCTCTAATGAACACTATCTACTTCCACGAGGATAAGGCTAATGATGCTCCAGTTGAATCAACGGAAGCTCCTAAAGGAACTGGTAAAAAGAAGTCGTAAGACTGTAGACTTTTTAGCCGATGCTCTTCCCCAACAGAGAAAGTTCATTGAAGACCCAAATAGGCTTAAGGCCATCCTTGCTACACGAAGAGCATCGAAGTCTTTCACCTTTGGGCTTTATGCGTTCAAAGAGGCACTAGAGAACCCTGGTGTTTCTATTCTTTATATTGCGCTTACTCGTGAATCGGCCAAGAAGATCATGGTCAAGGATGTGATGAATGTTATTAATCGCAAATACAAACTCGGTGCCGTCCACAACAAGTCTGACTTATCTTACACCCTCCCAAATGGAAGCGTTATATATCTCCTCGGAGCTGATGCCGATGACGGCGAAAAAGAGAAGCTACTTGGCCAGAAGTATAAGCTTGTGGGTATTGATGAAGCGGCTTCTTACTCGATTAATCTCGAAGATCTAGTTTATAGAATCTTAAAGCCCGCAATGGCTGATCTACGTGGAACAATTGTCATGATCGGGACACCTGGTAACGTGACCCGTGGCCTCTTCTTTGAGGTGACGACAAGTAAGCGTCCTGACTGGTCTTGGTATCATTGGAAGGCGCTAGATAACCACTTTGTGTCTTTACAGATCAAAGAGGAGATGGCTGATCTCATCAGGGCAAACCCCCTCATTGTTGAAACCCCACTGTGGAAACAGATGTATCTCGGTGAGTGGTTCATTGATGAAGAGAAGCTCGTTTATAAGTACAAAGAGGAGCGCAACACGGTTGATAAGCTGCCAGAGCTTAAGGGTTCAAGCCAGTGGTACTACGTAATGGGCATAGATCTAGGCTATGAGGATGAGTCAGCCTTTGTGGTGGGCGCGTATAACGATTACGACCGCAATCTCTACATTGTGCATGATGAGGCTAAGGCTAAGATGGATGTGACCGAGGTCGCTAATAGAATCAAAGCCATCAATAAGCTCTTTCCAATTCACAAATGGATAGTCGATGGGGCCGCAAAGCAAGCCGTTGAGGAGATTAGACGACGACACGCTATTCCCTTAGAGGCTGCTGATAAGATGGGCAAGTCTGACTTTATCGAGATCATGAACGCTGACTTCATCCAAGGTTATGTGAAGCTGCTTAAGGATAAGGCGGCAGATCTTGCAAGCGAGTATCTGACTTTAGTGTGGGATGAGAAGAGTTTAAGGCGCCAAGAGAATCCGGCGTGCCCGAACCATAGAGCTGATGCCGCGCTTTATATGTATCGTTATTGCTATCAATTCTTTGCTCAGAAGTTCACACCCACACCTTTAGCCCACACTAAGGAAGCAGTAGAGATGTTCTTTGAGCAAGAGGCCGAGAAGCTTGCTAACCCCGAGGGGGTGAAGCCTTGGTGGGAAGCTGAGTGGTGATAATGGAACGCTCTCCATATCTGTATGGATGAGAAAACTCCCAAAAAGCTTATTAAAACGCTAAAAGACCTCGAAAAAGTGGTCATTTTAGCTAAGAAACACAATATTGATTCTATCACTATCGAGGGAATTCAGATCTCGATACCTAAAGTAATCCCACCCATGACTAGAGCTGATGCCAAGGTAGACACTCGCTCTGCTGCCGAAAGAGATGAAGATTTACTCTTTAACGATTCTTTTGGAGATTAACTAAGTGAGCACAAAACCTATTCAGACCGCGACCTATGGTGACGTAGCCGATAAGAAGGACATCAAAGTTCAATGGTGGGGTGACGACATCCCAGAGAAGGATGTTTATCAGCACGTTAATGGTGTCTGTAAATCCATCATTGACCGGCAATCATGGCGCTATACCAATAACATCAGGTACGCGAGACTCTACGCAAACCTCGATCTCTTAGGCTTCTATGGGACTATGTTCAGCCGTGCGGCTAATACGCCGTTGAAAGCTGCGAGGATCACCTTAAACGTGTGTAAGGCAACGGTTGATACTGCGGCCTCAAAGATCGCAAAGAACCGCCCTAAGCCTCGATTCCTTACTAATGCTGGCGACTGGTCTCAAAAGAACAGAGCAAAGAAGCTGACTAAATATGTAGCAGGTAACTTTGAGGCCGAGAACCTTTACGAAAAAGGCCAAGCAAGCTTTGTGGACTCATGTGTAATGGGAACCGGCTTCATTAAGACCTATAAAGACAAGTCCTCAGGGAAGGTCTGTTATGACCGTGTGCTTACTGATGAGATGATCATTGATGAGGCAGATGGAATGTATGGCGAGCCAAGAACCATCTACCAACAGAAGTATGTGGATCGCTCGGTCCTTATTGCCATGTTCCCTAACAAGCGCGAGATGATTAAGAAAGCCACTGGCGGCATTGAGGGTGATGTTTCATCCCTAACCTCTTGTGATTTACTCTTAGTTCGCGAAGGGTGGCATTTAAGATCAAATGAACAAGCTAAAGATGGCCGTCACTGTATGGTCATTGATAACTGTACGCTATTTAGCGAAGAATATAAAAAAGACTACTTTCCGTTTTCATCCCTTAGATGGTCTCCTCGCCAAGTAGGTTACTTTGGCGCGGGTCTTATTGAAGAGATTACAGGCATTCAGCTAGAGCTTAATAAGCTCATGCGTAACGTACAGATGGGCCAACACCTATCATGTATTCCAAGAGTCTTTATTGAGAATGGTTCTCAGGTAAACCTAAAGGCTATCTCAAACGAGATCGGTGCGATCATTAAGTACTCGGGCACAAAACCCTCAAGTGAGGTGTGGCAGGGCATGGCCCCTGAGGTATATCAATACATTCAATATCTATTCATGAAGGCCTTTGAGGTTCCAGGCATAAGCCTTATGTCAGCGACATCAAAGAAACCTGAAGGATTAGACTCGGGCGTTGCCATTCGTGAAGCTCAGGACATCGAGACTGAACGCTTTATCTTGCAGGGCCAGCGCTATGAGAACTTCTATATGGAGATCGCTAAGCAAACGATAGATCTATCTAAAGACCTCTTTGAAGAGCTTAAAGAAGAGAACCGCGAGCTTAAAGTTAAGGCCAAGATGGGTAAGTTCATCGAGTCGATCAATTGGAAAGACGTTTGCTTAAAAGATGACGACTTCATCATGCAGGTCTTCCCAACATCACTCCTTCCATCAACTCCTGAGGGTCGTTTGCAAACCACGCAAGAGCTAATTGCTGCCGGATTCATTGATAAAGAAATGGGCATGGCGCTTTTAGATTTCCCAGATCTCGAAGGGTTTATGTCTCTACAAACTGCCGCTATTGATGACATCACAATGCTTCTTGAGAACATGGTCGAGCACGGTGAGTACCAAGTGCCTGAGCCTTTCATGAACCTCGTGTTAGCTGTGAAGATGACTCAAAGTGCTTATCTACGAGGCAAAACAGAGAAGGTGCCAGAGGGAAGATTAGAACTCCTTCGCCAGTTCATGGATGATTGCAACACACTCATCAACATGGCGGCATCTGCTGCTCAACCTCAACCCCCGGCAATGCCTGAGATGCAAGGGGCGGCACCAATAGCTGTGCCTGAGGCACCACCTACAAGTGATTTATTACCGCCAATGCCTGCGGCGTAAAGCACGGCTTAACCTAATAGACTAAGGAATGAACAAATGAGTGAATTAGCACAGAACATAGTCGCGGGTGTTGCGCCCACGGCTCCGGTCACAGAAGCACCTGTCACGCCAGAAGCGGTCAGCCCCGAACAAGATATTAGCTCTGCTCGCTTTGCCCATCTCTCTAAGCGTGAAAACGAGTTACGTATTAGAGCAAAGGCTGTAGCTGATGCTGAGAAGCGCGCCAAGGACCTTGAAGACAAGTACACCACAAGTCTCACTAAGTTCTCTAAAGACTCGATCATGAAGAGCCCTAAGACGTTCTTACAAGAGAACAGCATGAGCCTTGAGGACTTTATTAAAGCCTCTATCGCTGAAGCCGATGGTGTTACTTTAGAGCCAGACCTTAAGGATGAGTTAGCTGAGATCAAAAAGCGCCTATCTGATAAGGAAGCAAAAGAGATTGCCGATAAAGTAGCGGCTGATCAAGCGGCAGAGGTCGCAGCTAAAGCCACCTACATTAAAAGTCTCACGGCATTTATTACCGCCGATCAAGACGCCTATGAACTCATCAACGCTTACGAAGCCTATGATTCCGTTTACGAGGTGATGGAGACCTATTTCACCGAGCATGGTAAAATGTATAGTGAAGATCCGGTGGAGCACGCGAAGTGGGCCTCTGAACAGGTTGAGGACTACATCTTTAAGTACATCGACAAGGGTCGTAACGCTAAGAAGTTCAAACCAAAAGAAGAACCAATTGTGGAAGATCCAAATCTCGCTGAACCTTTTAAGGTCACTGAGAAGCTTGTGACTGCGCCCACTCTCACGAACAAAACAACAACTGCTACTCTTGCCACTCCAAATGTTGCTCAAACAGATGAAGATCGCATGAAAGCGGCCATTGCTTTAATGAAAGCCGGTAAAAAATAGTGGAACGCTCTCTACATTGGTAGAGAGTTACTTAAAGAACTATTTTAGGCTCACGTTTAAGACCAATAAGAAGCCAAGCTCTAATTTTTAATCATCAAACAACTAAAAAATTAGTGAGGTATTTTTATGTCATTGAATATGACCACATTCGCACCAGCCCTTAAACAACTTTACCCTCGTGATAAAGTATTAAACCTAGTTTACAAAGATAACCCATGGATGGCTTTATGCCCTAAGATGGAATCATTCTATGGTGCAAACCTAGTGATTGCATTGATCTACGGAAACCCACAAGGTCGCTCTCAGGACTTCACACAAGCTCAAGCTCGTGGCCAAGTTACTAGCTCCCTCTTGCAGCGTTTTACTCTTGTTCGTGTTCACGATTACTCTATTGCTACTATTGATAACGAGACTTTGCTTGCATCTGAAAACGATGAAGGCGCTCTTTTATCAGCAGCTTCTACAGAGATTGATGGCGCGATTCAGTCACTTTCTCGCTCGATTGCAGTACAAATGTACAGAACAGGCTTCGGTGGTATCGGTGTTATCGGCGCGGGCACTACTGGTTCATCTATTGTTCTTACTAACGCTGCTGACATCACAAACTTTGAAGTAGGTATGGTTCTTGTTGATTCTGCTGTTGAAAACACGGGCGCTCTAGCTAACGCTGGTGCATCAGTAACAATTCAAACAATCAACCGTGATGCCGGAACAATGACTGTTTCTGCAAACACTTTTGCGGCTGACATTGGCTACACTCTCTTTGTTAAAGGTGACAGACAAGATACAGCTAACCCTGTAGCTCTTATGACATCTGGTCTTAAGGCTTGGATCCCAGCTACTGCGCCTACATCAACATTGTTCTTCGGTGTGGATCGCTCGGTAGATGTTACTCGCCTTGGTGGCCAACGCTTTGACGGTCGTAACCTTCCAATTGAAGAGGCTCTAGTTCGCGCGGCGGCCCTAGTAGCTCGTGAAGGTGGAAAGCTTGATCATTACTTCATGGATTACGAGAAGTACTCTGATCTTGAGAACTCTTTAGGAGCGAAAGTTCAGTACATTGATTTGCTAGCCCCTGCACAAGTAGCGTTTAGAGGTATCGTGATCAATGGTCCTCGCGGCCCGATCAAAATCGTACCTGATCAAAACTGTCCACAAGGTGCTGTGTTTGGTTTGCAGCTTGATACTTGGAAGCTCTACACGCTTGGAGACGCAGTTCGTGTTGTTGAAGCTGATGGCTTGCCATTACTTCGCCAAACAAACGCCGATGGTGTTGAGGTTCGTTACGCATACTACGGTAACTTAGGTTGTCGTGGTCCCGGCTATAATGTCCAAGTACTTGTATAATTGATTTGAGGGAGAGTTTCGGCTCTCCTTTTTCCTTAGTAAGAGTTTAACAATATAAAAAACCTTCGGGTTTATGGGGTAAGAGATGGCTTCACGCAGATTTCAACAATTCAGATACTCAATGGAACAACAAGTAGTCGAGCTATTCGGCACGCTCTCAATCGGCGCCTCTGGTGCTGTATCAGCTTTTTATGGTGGTGGGATTTCTAACATCGTAAAAGAGACAGCGGCTGGGCAATACTCAATCACGCTTGATGCAAAATACTACAAGTTCCTAGGTTTTGACTACAATCTAGTCGATGATGGTATTTCACAAATCTCAGCAATTCAGATCCTAGAGGATCCGGCGACATTCCAAGCTGATGTAATGGCTGACTCTACATTTAAAATTCAATTGCTCGCTCCGACAAGCTCATCTGTCACGACTTCAATCGCTGCAAACGCGGCTGATGGCGCTCAGGTTATGTTTAGAATCACAGTGAGAAACACTTCAATTAATTACAACGGATCTTCAACATGATGATGCTCGGTGGTGACAAGAAAAAGATGGCCACCGCTATCGTTAGTGGCTTGGGCGCAAGTAAAGAAATTGATAGCGCTAAACCAGAAGTAGATGCTGATGCTGGTCATCACGCCGCTATGGATGAGTTTATCTCAGCAGTTCACTCGAAAGATTCTAAGGGCGCTCACCGCGCTCTTATGAATCACAGAGCACTTTGTGACACGGCTGATGAATATCAAGCACAAGATACCGCTGGTAACGAAGCTAACCGTCAAAACTATAATGACTAGGGGTATTCATGGCAGTAACCCTTGCATCTCTTAACGAACAAGTTCGACAAAGAGCTGATATGCAGAACTCAGGCTTCGTTACTAACGAGGAGCTGAATCTCTATATTAATAACTCGCAATTTGAGCTTTATGATCTCCTTGTGTCTCGTTACGAGGACTACTTCCTTAAGATTGATCTTCTCACGGGCCTTCCACCTGAGTTCACTTTAGCTGGTGGTGCGAACACTTATGATTTGCCTGAGGACTTCTATAAACTCCTAGGTCTTGATCTGCTTTTAGATGCTGGTTTGAACTCTTGGTACTCGCTTGTGAAGTGGAACTTTGCTGAGCGCTCGACACTTCAAAACTCAAA